TCCGGGTACGGCACCAAAGTGTGAGGACTAGACGCCCTCAAACGCTTTGTCAGCTTATCTCGAAGCTGCCATGCCGTCGCAAACATTGCGGCGTCGCTCGTCAATGAGCGGATCAGGTCGTGACAACCCTTCATTTCCTCATGTTCTAGTTGCTCAAGAACAGTAAACCCATCAGCACCAGGTAAAGGTCGTTGGGGAGGAAAAGTGCACCCTCGGTAAATCATTTGAGGACCTATCAACCGAGAAAGGTCATGACGTGGTTTGTTTACACGTCCATCTCCAATGAAAAGCTTTCCTTGTTGGCAAAGCTCGAGACCAGATCGAATTATGACATTCGCAACGATCTGCTGGGTCTTCGTTACACGAGCCTTCTCACTAGGAACCATTCCAAGTCCATAGAACTCACGCGGTGCGTGATATGAGAAGAATCCATCCGCGGAAGCATGTCGCAAATGCTCTCGGTTTATGCTGTGAAATCGTCGAACAGCACGTTCGCGGTTCTGAGCGCCTCTGACGGCCTCAGGTTGCAAAGAATAGAGAGGTTGATACGTCCCTCCACTTTCATCGTCCACTGAAGGCTTCTTCGCCACTTTCGACTGGCCATGCATAAGGCCTGTGTTGAAGAAAGGATGGTAATCGAATTCGCAAAGTTTCGATTCCGCAAAGTCTGTACGTTTGCGAGCGACCCATGGCTGAGAATTGATAAAAATCTTGTCGACGTGGAAGAAATTCTTTCCCACGGACTTCCTAAAGCCAGCATTTTTGATATGGTCGCACCATGTCGGATATTGTGATTCGCGACAGCGGAACAGAATGTCGTCACCGTTGACGAGGATTGGTACCATTCTGTAATCTTCAATGTGTGGAAAGAGCGCAAGCCATCCAACGCATAGGTTCACAAGGCAGAGGATCGGGAAACTTAAAGTCGATCCCATCAACTGACCATTCAGCTGCGTACACGGGCTGAGGTTCTGCTCTTGTTCTGCCAACATCGCTACATAGTTCTTCGGATACTCCACCGAATGCGGTTCAATACACGCTGTAAGTACATCTATGTATTCTCGGGTTGATTTCTCATCGAAACCCTGAGATTTGAGGGAATGCCTCAAGCGATCCATCATGAGTTTGTGACACGCGCGAGTGAGTCTAATGTCGATCTCATCAGTCGCGCCGGAATAGTCACCTGATACCCAGACTGTTCGTTCTCCATCGTCTGCATAACCTTGAAAGATTCCATATTTCCCGG